TATACCTGCAGACGCAGGAGATTTAGATCCTTACATTCCTGATGATGGAGTTTTATTTGATGATGGTGCTTATCTTCCAATGGACCAAGGTGATATAACAGGGTTGACAGTATACCTAGACGCATAGGAGGTTAAATGGCAAATACTACCTCTGGAACAACGACATTTGATAAAACTTTTGCTATTGATGAGATAGTAGAAGAGGCTTTTGAACGTATTGGTCAACAAAACGTTGCAGGTTATCAACTAAAAAACGCTAGAAGATCTTTAAATATATTGCTTCAAGAATGGGGTAATAGAGGTATTCATTATTGGGAAATAGGTTCAACAAATTTAGATTTAATAGAAGGTCAAGCTGACTATGATTTTTTTAGATCTAGTGATGATGGTACGTCAGCAACAACAACAGATCCTGCCAGCGTGTTTGGAATATCCGATGTTCTTGAAGCACAGTTAAGATCCAATAGAACTCAAACAACACAATCAGATTCACCAATGACAAAAGTAGATAGGTCTACATATGCAGGTTTTTCTAATAAATTATCAAAAGGAACTCCTAATCAATATTGGGTAGAGAGATTTATAGATAAAGTTACGATACATATTTATCCAACACCAGATTCTACAAACGCATCTAAAGATATGCATTTTTTCTTTATTAAAAGAATTCAAGATGCAGGAGATTATACAAATGCAACAGATGTTCCATTTAGATTTATACCATGTATGGTTTCAGGTTTAGCATATTATTTAGCAATGAAATATCAACCACAATTAATTCAACCTATGAAATTAGTTTACGAGGATGAATTTGCAAGAGCACTAGCGGAGGACGGATCAGCTTCAAGCACACACATTACTCCTAAAGCTTATTATCCGGGAACATAATGGCAAAGTACGCAACAGGTAAATACGCAAAAGCAATATCAGATAGATCTGGTATGGAGTTTCCATACAAAGAAATGGTTAGAGAATGGAATGGTTCGTTTGTGCATGTTTCAGAATTTGAACCAAAGCAACCACAATTAGAACCAAAACCTATGAATGGTGACTCTATATCTTTAAGAAATGTAAGACCTGACAGAACAGAAACTGCTGTTCCTAAGTTATTACCATTAAATGCATTTACAACAACAAATGGTTCTGCAACAATATCTGTTAATGAGCCAGATCATGGTAGATCAAATAATGATAGAGTTAGATTTAGAGATGCAACTGTTGTTGGAGGAGTTGCTGCAGCAACAATAAATGATGCAGGAGGCTATTTAATTACTAAAGTAAATGATGATAATTATACCTTTGCAACTGCAACAACATCTAGTATAAGTGAAACAGGAGGGGGCGGCTCTGCATCAGCAGGTCCGGTAACAGTAACAGCATGATTAAAAAACTTATTAGTAAATTATTTGGTATTAAACAATGTGAGTGTCCAGAAGAAGATGAACACATAGAATATTACACTAAAGTTCCAGAACCAGAAATCCCAAAATGGAAATGTGGAACACATAATAGATTTAAAAAAAGTTGTCCAATTTGTAAAGAGATAGCAAGGAGTACATAATGGCAGGATTAAGCGCATCAGGATTAAAAACACAGATAAGAAGTTATACTGAAACAGATTCAAATGTTTTAACAGATGCTGTTTTAGAAAACATTATTTTAAATGCACAATATAGAATATTTAGAGATGTCCCTATTGATGCAGATAGAAAACAACAAGATGGTAATTTAGTAACTGGTCAATCAACTATTAACGCTCCAGCAGGAGCAGTTTTTATAAGAGCCATACAAGTTTATGATTCAACATCAGCTGTAACTGGACCAAATGTTTTTTTAGAAAAAAAAGATGTCACTTATCTACAAGAATATATTTCATCAACAGAGTCTGCAAAAAGAGGTCAACCTAAGTATTATGCTATGTTTGGTGGTGCTACAGGTGAATCAGACACCACATCTGGTAGAATGATTTTTGCCCCTGTGCCAGATACAACTTACAAATTTAGAGTGCATTATAACGCAATGCCTGTATTATTAGAGAATAATGATACTAATTATATTAGTCTTAACTTTCCAAATGGGCTATTATATTGTTGTTTATCAGAGGCATACGGATTTTTAAAAGGTCCGATAGATATGTTGACTTTATATGAAAATAAATATAAACAAGAGGTACAAAAGTTTGCTAATGAGCAAGTTGGTAGAAGACGAAGAGATGACTACACGGATGGCACTGTTCGTATACCAGTTAACTCAGTAAACCCGTAGGAGAAAAAATATGGCAATAACATCTGCAGTTTGCACAAGTTTCAAAGTAGAACTTTTAAAAGGAGTTCACAATTTTACAGCTACAACTGGTAACACTTTCAAGATAGCTTTATATACAAGTTCAGCAACTTTAGGTGCTGGTACAACAGCTTTTTCAGACACAAACGAAATTACAAATTCATCAGGAACTGCATATACTTCTGGTGGTGCAACACTTACAAGTGTGACTCCTGCTGCTTCAAGCACTACAGCAGTTTGTGATTTTAACGATGTAAGTTACACAAATGCATCTTTTACAGCAAATGGTGCATTAATATACAATAGCTCTGCATCAGGTAATCCTGCATGTGTTTCTATTGCATTTGGTTCAGATAAAACTGTATCTAGTGGAACTTTTACAATTCAATTCCCAACAGCGGACGCAACGAACGCAATCATACGATTAGCATAAGGAGGAAGTCCTTATGGCCAATACTTGGAACCAATCAGGCACAACCTGGAACACTGGCCGTTGGGGCACGACCGATGCTATAACAAGTGGTTGGGGTGCAGACGCTTGGAATACAGGTGGTTCTTGGGGACAAGCAACTGATGAATTAGTTTCATTAACTGGTGTATCTGCAACTTTTTCTGTTGGTGAGTTAAGTGCTTTTGCTCAACAAGGTTGGGGTAGAGATGCATGGGGTGAAGAACCTTGGGGTGAAAGTTTTGATCCTGTCGTAAAACCATCTGGACTTTCCGCTACTTTTTCTCTTGGTACAGTTTCAGTTTCAGCACAAATAGCTGTTGGTTGGGGACAAGATGGATGGGGAGTTGAAAACTATGGTGAATCTGGATTAGTTGTAGAAGTAACTGGTCCTGATGCAATGCAATCTAATGTAGGTGCATCGGGTTGGAACGGCGCAGCATGGGGTGAAGGACAAGGCTGGGGCATGTTTACTTTAAATCCTGCAGATGTAATGGGATTAACAGGTGTTTCATCTACAGCGAGTGTAGGCTCTATTACACCAATAATAGATTTTGCTGGAACATTAACAGGTGTTTCTGCAACCGCAAGTGTAGGATCTTTAACAGTCGCTGACATGGCAGTTGGTTTATCAGGTCAAGCAGCAACATCAGCTGTTGGTGCTTTATCACCTGCAGATGTAATGGGACTAACAGGAGTTTCTGCAACGGGTAGTGTTGGTTCTGTTGTAATTGAACCGATAGAACTTATCGATTTAACAGGAGTATCTTCAACATCTTCTGTTGGTTCAGTAACAGTTGCCGATATGGCAGTTGGATTAACAGGTGTTTCTGCTACATTTAACGTAGGAACTTTAGCACCTGCAGATGTAATGGGATTAACAGGTGTTTCTGCAACTGCTTCTGTAGCTGCTTTTGGCACTGCTTCAGGCTTTGGAATTCAAGCATATCAAGCTGTTGACACGGGTTCAAATTCTTCGTATACAGATGTTGCAACTGGATCAAATACAAGTTATACTGACGCTGCATAGGAGATAAAAAATGGCATCAACATATACGGGACTAGGAGTAGAACTTCAAGCAACTGGTGAAAACGCCGGAACATGGGGTAATAAAACTAATAAAAATTTACAAATCTTAGAACAAATATCAGGTGGATTTACACAACAAGCAGTATCAGATTCTGGTGATACTGATTTATCTGTTCTTGATGGAGACACTGGTGCAACTCTTGCACACAGAATGATTGAGTTTACAGGTTCACTTACATCAGGCAGAAATGTAACTATACCAATCGATGTTCAAACTTTTTACTTTTTAAAAAATTCAACAAGTGGTTCACAAAACGTAACATTTAAATATGTTTCAGGGTCCGGTAGTACTGTAGCTGTTGCTCCTTCAAGCACCGCAATAGTATTTGCATCAGCTAACGATGGAACAAATCCAGACATTATTGACATTGGAATGGGTGATGTAACACTCACTGGAACACAAACTTTAACAAATAAAACTTTAACTTCACCTAAAATTGGAACTTCAATTTTAGATACTAACGGTAATGAATTAATTAAAGTAACAGCTACAGGTTCAGCGACTAATGAATTAACAATAGCAAACGCAGCTAACGGAAGTGCTCCAACTATTTCAGCAACAGGAAGTAGTGACTCTAACGTAAATATTAATATAGCTCCAAAAGGATCTGGAGAAACTGTTTTTGGAACAGGATCAGCAGCAGCTGCTATTACAACAAGTGGTACACATGATCTTGTATTAGATACAAACTCAGGAACTAACTCTGGAAGTATTACGATTACTGATGGTGCAGATGGAAACATTAACATAGCACCAAATGGTAATGGTGTTGTTCAAGCTGGTGGTTCAGCAGTAAAAGTTGCAGGTAAAGAAACTATTTGGGTACCATCTGCTGCGATGTATGGAGCAACAACAAACCCAGCTGATGCACAACAAGTTGAAACAACAGCAACAAGACCTGATATGAAAGTTTTAGATTTTGACAAAGACACAGATGAATTCGCACAGTTTTCAATAGCCATGCCTAAATCATGGAATGAAGGAACATTAACTTACCAAGTATACTGGACACCAGGTTCTACAAACACAGGTGATTGTATTTTTGGATTACAAGCTGTTGCATGTGCAGACAATGACACTATTGATGTTGCATATGGAACTGCAGTAAATGTTACAGACGCTGGAATAGGCACTGTTGAAGATCAACAAATAAGTTCTGAAAGTGGTGCAGTGACAGTAGCTGGATCGCCTGCAGCAGGTGAACTGACTTATTTTCAATTATTTAGAGACGCAAATGCCGGTGGAGATACTTTTACTGCTGATGCAAGAGTACTTGGAGTTAAAATATTCTTTACTACAGATGCTGCTAACGACGCATAAGAGGTTTAGAATATGAGAAAAATACCTGGAGAAAATTTAACCGTAAAAGGTAAGGGAAGTAAAAATAAAACCTCTGTCAAAGGTAAGACAATGTTTGGATACAATGTCTTAGGCTTTGGAGCAGGAGGTGGAGCTGCACCTGTTTTCATGCACTACCAAGTAGTTGGTGGTGGAGGTGGAGGCGGAAACTCCCAAGGGGGAGGCGGCGGAGGCGGCGGCTTTAGAATTTCTTTTGACAGTCCATTAGCACAACCTGGCGGAGCTATAGAAGTCTCTCCAGGAACTTATAACATAACAATTGGCGGCGGTGGCGGACAAAACGCTCAAGGAGCCGATTCTGTATTTAATCCTGGCGGAGTAGAAGGTTCTAGCATGATCACTGGATCAGGTGGTGGTGCTGGAGGTGGAAGTGCACCAACCCCTCTTTCTCCTGCTGCAACAGGAAACGCTGCTGGATCACCTGGAGGTTCTGGTGGTGGTCATTCTATTTCTGCGTTCCCACACCCTGGAGTTCCAGGAGGAACAGCATCTGGTAATGCTGGAAGTTTTTCTCCTCCTGAAGGTCAACCTGGTGGTGCTATGCACAACAGGGGATCTGGTGGTGGAGGAGCTGGACAAGCAGGATCAACTGGTCAAGCACCTAGTCCTGATGCAGGACCTGGTGGTAACGGAGTTTCATCTTCAATAACTGGTTCATCGGTCACACGAAGTGGTGGTGGCGGAGGTGGAACAGGACACCCAAGTCCACCTTCTGGTGGATCTGGCGGAGGCGGAAATGGTGGTCGAGGAGGACCTGGCCCTGGCGGAGCAGCTGGAGGAACTAACCAAGGCGGCGGCGGAGGCGGCGGTAATGATGCAGGTCAACCTGGAGGAGTAGGTGGATCTGGAATTGTTATCGTAAGAGTTCCTGTCGATGCTGCGTTAGTTGCAGCTCCTGGTACAAACACAGTAGCAACTGGTGTAGGACCTAATAACGATGTTGTTGCAACTTTTACAGTTTCTGGTACATTGACTATTAACTAGTCAATGTTATTTAAAGAATTACAGAAGAAAGATTTTGTTGTTTACGATAATTTAATTTTAAAAAATTATCAAAATACAATATCTAATACTTTATTAGATCCATATTTTCCTTGGTACTTAATAAATTCTAGAAGTGATGATTTAAATAATTTTTATTCGACCAAAAAAACTACATCAACACAAAAAAATGTTTTAGAATATGTAAAATTTGTTCATGAGTTTTATAGAGAGAATTCGCATAAAACTTCATCTGTATCCACACATTCAAAAATTGTAGATCAATTAATTCAACAGATATTAGAAAGTTTAAATTTAAACAGTTTAGAAATACTTAGAGCAAAAAGCAATTTACAAACCTCTAATGTAAATGTTGATAATAAAAATATTAGCACCCCTCATATAGACACTAAAAATAAACACATTGTTGGAATATACTATGTAAATAATTCTGATGGTGACACGACTATTTTTAAAAACAAAAAAATTTTAACAAAAATACAACCTAAAAAAGGTAGACTGTTATTTTTTAAGGGTGATTTAAAACACTCTGCAGGGTACCCAATTAAAAATCAAATTAGGGTGGTTATTAATATGAATTTTAAGATTGACCAACAACTTAAACATGGTAAAAGGAGTTCATAAAGACATATGAATTTAGATAATTATTATTGGTATTTTGAATCTGTTATCCCTCACAGAATATGTGATGACATTATAAAGTACGGAAATCAACTAAAAGAAAAAATGGCGGTTACTGGAGACTTTGGTAATGTAAAAGAATTTTCTAAAAAACAAATTAATGATTTAAAAAGGAAAAGAAACTCTAATATAGTTTGGATGAACGATCGTTGGATATATAAAGAAATTCAACCTTTTGTACATAGCGCAAATGCAAACGCTGGTTGGAATTTTGATTGGGATTACTCTGAACCTTGTCAATTTACAAAATATAAAAAAGGACAATTTTATGATTGGCACAGTGATGCTTGGCCTTTACCCTATAATAAACCTGGACAACCCGATCACAACAAGATTAGAAAACTATCTGTTACCGTATCTTTATCAGATCCAAAAGATTATTCAGGTGGAGAACTAGAATTTGATTTTAGAAACGGAGATAAGAAAATTTCAAACATTAAAAAATGCAAGGAGATTTTACCAAAAGGATCTGTTGTGGTTTTTCCTTCTTTTGTTTGGCACAGAGTTTGTCCTGTTAAAAAAGGTTCAAGGTATAGTTTAGTTATATGGAATTTAGGGCCGATGTATAAATGATAAACGAAATCTATAATTTGTTTCCACTGTCTGTAATGGTTTGTAAAGATAATTACGACTTCTCTAAAAAAGAAATGAGTTTTATAAAAAAATTAAAAACACAAAAAAATAAAGGACAAGGTGGTAATGCTAGGTCTGTGTCAACTGACATATTAAATGATAAAATTTTTAAAAAATTAAAAAAATTTATACTCGAAAGAATTAATATTTATACTCATGAACACATGAAATTTGTAGACGACGTAGAGTTATATATCACTCAATCTTGGATAAATTATAATGATAAAACAGAGTTTCATCACAAACATCACCACCCTAATAGTATTATTAGTGGTGTTTTATATATTCAAGGAGATGCTCCCATAAACTTTCACATGGATAAGTCAATATTCCCTCTTACATTTAAATGTAAAGAATATACAGTGCACAATGCGCAGACTTATTGGTTAGGTGTTGAAACAGGTAAATTATTTTTGTTTCCATCTACCTTAGAACACAGTGTTTCTAGAAACGAATTTGATAAGACTAGAATAAGTTTATCGTTTAATACTTTTGTAAAAGGAAACATTGGAACTGCAGAGGAATTAACTAGTTTACAATTAGGAGGAAAATAAATGTCATTTAAAAAAAATAAATACACAGTTTTAAAAAATGTTATTTCAAAAGAAGTAGCTTCTTTTGTTTGTAAGTATTTTTTAAACAAAAGAAACGTAGCACGGTATCTTTTTGAAAAAAAATTTATATCACCTTTTACAGAATATTTTGGAGTGTGGACTGATAACCAAGTGCCTAACACTTATTCCCACTATTCAGACATAGCCATGGAAACTTTACTTCAAGAAGTAAAACCTTTAATGGAAAAACATACAGGACTAAAACTATTAGAAACATATTCATATGCTAGAATATACAAAAAGGGTGACGTACTTGCTAGACATAAAGATAGATATTCATGCGAGATATCTACAACTTTAAATTTAGGTGGAGACCCGTGGCCGATATATTTAGATCCAACGGGTAAAACAGGTCAAGCTGGTATTAAGGTAGATTTAAAACCAGGAGACTTGTTAATTTATTCTGGTTGTGATTTAGAACATTGGAGAGAAGAATTTACAGGTAAAGATTGTGTGCAGGTTTTTTTACACTATAATAAGAAAGGATCAAAAGCAGCTAAGAAAAACTACTTAGATACAAGACCTTTACTCGGTCTGCCGGCTTGGTTTAAAGCTGTAAAATAAATGTTCATAGATTGTTTTCCAATACTCATTTATAAAAATAAAATAAATGTTGATTTAAAAAAATCAATTCTTTTAACAAAGAAAGAAATAAAAAAAGACAAGATAGGAGTTAAATTAAGTAATAACGGAGGATATCAATCTAAGGTTTTAAATTTTAAAAAAGTTAAATTTTTATTTGATAAAATAAATGCCCCTGTTTCAGAGTACTGTAAAAAAATAAATTTTAAAGGCGAACTTATTTATGCAAACTCCTGGGTTAATGTAAATTTAAAAAAAGATTTTAATAGACTTCATGACCACCCACATTCATTTCTATCTGGAGTTTTGTATTTTAAAGTTCCAAAAAAAAGTGGGAGAATAGTTTTTGAAAATCCTGCCTGGTGGTTAAGATCTTTTTGGCCTAATGAGGCATTTAAAACAAATGGTATATATACGTCGCCCGAATGGGTTTTTAATGTTGAAGAGTCTATGTTAATTTTATTTCCAAGTTTTTTAAGACACTATGTAGAACCTAACGAAACGAACGAAGAAAGAATATCTTTTTCTTTTAATTTAAGTTTTAAAAAATAAAATGATTATTAAAAATAATTTTTTAAATAAAGAACAGTTGTTAAACTTACAAAATATTTTTTTAGGCAATCAATTTAATTGGTATTATCAAGATGGAGTGGTTGATAAAAAAGATAGTTATTTTCAATTTTGTCATTCAATATTTGAAGACAATAAAGCGTCTTCAAAAATTTATTTTGACTTAATGAAGTATTTTGAAAAAAAATTAAACATTAAATCAATTATAAGAATTAAAGCTAATCTATTAACTAAAACAACAAAGCACGAAAAGCATGCTTTTCACATTGATTATGAAAATGCAAAAACAGCCATTTTTTATGTTAATTCAAACAATGGTTATACTGAATTTAAAAATAATAAAATCGTTAAATCAAAAGAAAACAAACTAATTATTTTTGATTCTAATTTAGAACACAGAGGTGTTAGTTGCACAGATGAAAAAATAAGAGTTGTATTAAATTTTAATTATTATGATAGTTGAAGATAAATTTTTAAATAAAAAAGATAGAGAGTTTTATATAAGTAAGGCTAAAAAAAATACTGGTATGCCATGGGAAGAAAGATTGGTTGATCTAAACTTAGATGATCCCATTGTTCTTAAAGCAATAAACTTTTTTAAAAAATTTAATTACGATTTAAAAATACAACAAGTTCAAATTCAAACTTGGCCAGTTGGGTCTTGGAGTGATTTACATTTGCACGGAGAAAAATGTGATTGGGATGATGGTAGAGAAAACACACAATTAAATAGTCTTGTATATTTAAATGATGATTTTTTAGGTGGTGAATTTTTTACAAAAAACATAACGATCAAACCTAAAAAAGGTATGATAACTTTATTTGATGGAAGTGAAGTTTATCACGGTGTAAAAAAAATTAAAAAAAAAGAACGTTACACTATAATATTGTGGTGGAGAAGATAAATGATTACTCCTATGAATTTTTTTAATATGGGTTATTTAATGTTAGAACTTCCTTCTAATCTTTTTAATTCATTAAAAAAAGAATGTAAAAATGGATTGAAAAAAAATAAAAAAATGATTTCTGGTTTAACAAGCAAAGGTGTGCCAAAACATGTGTATGTAGAAAATAAAAAAAATTTAGAAGATTTAAATGTTGTTTTACAAAAATTAATACGTGTTTATAGAGATTCATTTACTTTAGATCCATCCATAACAAAAACTTTAACAAACGAAGTTCCATTAGTGATGGGGAAGCCTTGGGTAAATTATCAAAGTAAACATGAGTTTGTTCCCTCTCATACTCACGATGGTATTTTTAGTTATACTATTTGGATAGAAATACCATATAACAATGAAGGAGAGTTTGCCTCTACATTTAAATTCCAATACTCTGACATACTAGGCAACGCTAGACACGCAAACATAAAATTAAATAAACAAGATAGTGGAAAAATGTTATTTTTCCCATCTGCTCTTTCTCATCAAGTTTATCCTTTTTATAGTAGTGATAAATATAGAATTTCTATTTCAGGTAATTTACTTTTAGATACTTAAATGATTAAGGTAGTAAAAAATATATTAAACAAAACAGATCAAGAAAAAATAAAAGATCTTATGTTAGAATCGGTACAATTTCCCTGGTACTACATTAAGGATGTTACAGGGGTAAGAGGACAATATGCTAAACAAAAAAGACCTGCTTTATCACATTGTTTTGTAGACCATAGAGGAATAAACTCTAGTTTTTTTAAGGACATACTTCCAATCACAACTTACTTTAAAAGAGAACAAATTAAAATATTAAAGGCCGTTTCTTACTTACAGTTTCCGTCTAATAAAAAAAGTTATGATACTCCACATGTTGATTCAAAAGATACTCATACTGTTGTTTTATATTATGTTGTAAGTTCAGATGGCGAAACTATATTTTTTAATAAGGATAAAAAAATAATTAAAAAAGTTACTCCCAAACAAGGAACCGCCGTTATTTTTGACGGATCTATTTTACACACTGCTTTTCAACCTCAAAAAAGCCTTAGATGCATAGTAAACATAAATATTGACAAATCGTTTAAAGAGAATTATTGATATACTTTTAGGAGAAATATGGCCCACTTTGCAGAAATAGAACAAAAAACAGATCCCACTGGTTTAACGAATGATTTACATTGGATTGTAAAAAGAGTTGTAGTTGTTGGAAACGACATTCCAGCAAATGGGGGAACATTAGAAGATAATGACATGCATGTTGACGGAGAAACATGGTGTCAAAATTTCTTTGGTGGCGGCACATGGAAACAATGTTCGTATAACAGTAATTTTAGAAAACAACACGCATCTATAGGTAAAAGATACCATGAGACTTTAGACATGTTTATTTTAGATCAACCCGATGCTTCTTGGACTTTAGATTCAAGTGGTGATTGGCAACCCCCAATAGCTGATCCTGGACCTATTACTTACACTGAAGATTCTGAAACTCATTTTTACACAAGATATTGGGATGAAGATGCTTATCAAGCAGACAACACTAAAGGTTGGAAAGCGACTAAACCAACAGATACTGCAGATCCAAGAACAATTTATGAATGGAATGGATCAAATTGGGTAAGTACATAAAGGTTGTAAGCTGAGCCTTTTAATATATGATGAGGTTATATGCTACAAAAAATAGGTTTTCAGCCAGGTATAAATAAACAAGTCTCAGAAACTGGAGCAGAAGGACAGTGGGTAGACTGTGATAATGTTAGATTTAGATATGGATCACCAGAAAAAATAGGTGGTTGGAATCAATTAGGTAACGTTAATGAAAATGAACTTACTGGAGCTGGACGTGGACTTCATCATTTTGTTAATAGTTTAGGTAGAAGATACGCGATTATTGGCACAAACAGAATTTTGTATGCATACTCTGGAGGTGTGTTTTATGACATACACCCTATTAAATCTACTACAACGCTTACAAGTGCATTTACCACGACTAATGGATCACCGACTGTTACAATAACTTTCTCGACTAGTCATGGCATTAACCCCCAAGATATTATTTTATTAGATAATTTTACTACAATTACAGGATCTAATTTTAGTGCATCAGATTTTGATGATAAAAAATTTATGGTAACTTCTGTACCTACAACAGAAACAATAACTATTACAATGCCATCAAACGAAACTGGATCTGGTGCAACTACATCGGGTGGTA